AAATGATAAGATGCGTAGGTACGCAATGACTGAGTTTTTTAAGGATGGAGAGGTGCCAGCAGACATCATGGATATTGAAGACATGGAAACTCTTATAGGTATTGCTAAAGGATTTAAAGAAGCTGTTAGTTTAAACTAATAAACACAAATGTATAATACAAAAAGTAAAGGGAGTGACCGTAATTGGCTACTCCCTTTTTTATTATCTATCGTTCGTCACCGCTACCGCCTAATGTCCCTGCCCTTTTTCTAGCTGAGAGCTTCTTCTCGTTTAGTGAAGCTATCATACCAAGAGTCAGGTTGAGGTCAGTTGCAAGTGCAGCACAGTACCATAACACATCCCCTATCTCACTGGAGATTTGTTCTCGCCAATCCTCTGGCCTACCATCAGGCCCATCACGAATAAGTTTCTTAACTTTGTTTGCTACCTCACCTGCCTCACCTGCTAATCCCAGTGCAGGGTACAGGATACGGTGTTCATCAGGATATATTGCAGTCTTTGCTGCCATTCGTTGATATGCATTAAAGTCAGACATGTTGTACTTCTCCTTCAGAAATTGTTCTACTTCTTTTTTTAAACTCATTATCTTTTACTCGTTTCAAGTTATCAAAGTAAGCTCTATTAAAGCCCCTGTTCCATTCACGGAACTGCATAGTGTCTTTGTGGAACGGGTTAACAAGACGGTTGTATTTAAACCCATCGTACCCAGTGTTAAACTGGACCTTCAAGGGTGCGTCATACTTACCTAAACCACGTGACTCTCTACTCTTCTTTATCATAGGATGATCTCCTTATGTTACGTTAATAAGTTGTGCTTCTTTGTAGGGTACATGATAGAACTGTTCCCCGTGAGTTATGTTTCGTCCCATTGCTTCCTTTAGTTTATCTTCTGTAAGTTGCTTACTATCAATGCACCATGCCTTAGACATGTCCCCACTAAATATGTAGAACTTTAAGTCCGTACCTGCATGTTTATCCAGCAAACGTTTCTTACGTTCTGGTATACGTATCTCTGCCCAGTGAGTAGGCCACTCACCCTTCCAAGCTGTCTTGACTTCTGCCTCACTGAAGTACGTAGTGTTGTCCTTCTGTGTAACTATGTCTGCGTCATACGACTCAGTGCTGTCTACAACTTCATGCCCACCCCTTACAAGGTGAGCAATCAATGTTTCTTTTGCTACGCCATCGTACTTGCTGTACAGATTACGAGAGAAAGGTTTGCGGTATGCAGTCATGGGTGTTACTCCGATTCTTTTTCAGTTGTTTCTAGTTCTTTCTTTAGCATGGCTACAAGAGTTTCACCTGTCTTGCGTAAACTCTGTAGCTGGTAGTCTAACTGCGTCTGCAAGTTATTGTTATAGGAAATCTCATTTACAATCTTTCCTTGCGTTTCGTTGAAGTCATCTGTGTTGTACTCTACTTCGTCAAGTGTTACTTTAGGCATGTTTATAGTCTCCTTTTTATATGACATATGTATTATGAGATGTCCACAATCTCACATGAATCACCACTACATGCTAATGTCTGCATTGCATTGGTGTTATCGTCTTTCTCGTGCTCAGACAGCCCAGCCCAATCAATCTTCTTAGGCATAGTCTTTAGTAACACATTATACACTTCCTTGTCCACCTCTTGATAGGGTGCTTGCTGATAACTATGGTCGGAGTGTGGTAGAAATGATACACCTGACATCTCGTCAAAGTGTTCGTACACAAATGCACCCACTGCCATCCACTCACTGTCTAAAACTGTGCATGTAATACTTGGTTTATGCTCACACCAGTGCCGCTGATACATCAACCATGTCTCCAATTGCTCAATGGCTGTCATGTCGTTACGTGTCACTGAGTTAGTAGGTGACTTAACGGGGAAGCTAAACACTGTAGTAGTGTCGGGCTTCATAACGCATGGCTCATGCGGGACGCCTTGGTCCTTCATAAACTGTGTTAGTCCGTCTTTGTTGTCTCCTCTGACTGTTCTAATGTAGTAGTTACTATGACGGGCGTGGATACCAGAGGCACTGTCAACGAGTTGTGATACGGTCCCAGATGGCTTAACGCAAGTAATAGCTGTAGATACAGGTATATTAAGTATCCCAGCGTACTCACGATTAGTATCAACAGCAATACTTTTAAGGTGCTCAAGTGTTTCTCCTAGTCCTTTGTTCTTTAGTGTCATCAACGGGTTGTCCATTAGACCCGTTAGTGACACACCTAACAGACGTTCCTCATCTGTATTCTTTTGCCATATCTTGCGTAGGTATGGAAACTTTGTAAAGCTAGACTGTATAGTACCAAGGATGGTAGCCATACGTACCTTCTCTGATAATGAGTCAAGGTCATCTGTTGCTCGTACAACTACCTCTGTTAAATTACAAAATTGATACGGCCGTAAAATTATCTCCGAACATGGATTAGTTCCGAAGTCATAGTTAGGGTCACGTCTACCATTCTTAGCTGCTTGTTTCTTAGATGCCTGACGGTTGAAGATACCACGTTCACCTGACTTACTCTCCACTAATGAAATCCATTCACGCATGAATGTCTCCATGTCGGGCTTCTCTGTATAGCATACGGAGTTGTTAGCTAACGCACGGTGTGCTGCGCCATCCCACCAATTGCCTGACTTAGCGTGACGCATACGATCATCAGATAGATTACTCAATGAAATCATAGCGCTACGGCGTACACCACCGACAACTACGATCTGACCAATGAAGCACATAAGATCGTGACACTCCATGCTTGATAGCATACGTCCTTGTGCAGCCTTGAATGTTGACACAGCAAAGTGAAACAACTCTACAAGGGGTGCAGGTCCACTGGCCCTACCACCAAACGTCTTGAGCCTTGCACCCGCTGGGCGTACTTGGCTTACGTCCCACTTAGGTATCTCACCTGCCCATAGTAATGCAAGTACTTGACGTAGTGCCTTAGCCCAACCTTCTTTGCTGTCCTTGACTACTACAGTTGTCTCACTAACGTACAACTCAGGTACTTCTGGTAGCTTGCTGATGAACTGACGCTCAACACTGAAGCCTACCCCAGTGCCACAGAGGAGTATGTACATGGCCTCATCGAATGACTTAGGATCATCTACTGGTAAGTAACTACAGTTGAACCCTGCTGTGTTGTCACGATCTAATGCAGGTCCAGCCGACATCATTGCCCTCATAGATGGCATAACGTCTAAGCTAAGGATAGCTTCCTCAATCTTACTTACTTTATTACTGGGTATATCTGCTACCTTACGTACTACATTATCTATGTAACGTCCTACTGTCTCTGACCACGACTCCCTGCGACCTTCCTTGTCCAACCAACGTGCATACCGTGAGGTATGTATGAAGGCTTGGTAGTCTGTTGGTAAATAATTATTCATGTATGTCTACTCCGATACTGTTTTCATTGATACAATTGTCATGCCATCTACATCATAGATGAACTCTTGTAAGGTTTCTCTTATTTCGTCATTGATTAAGTGGTCTGCTGGCATCTGATACTCTGACTCATCTATGTTAAGGGTTAAGAATACTTTAACTATCATCTTGGTCTTCGATCAATACGTTGAGATACCACTGTGCTTTACGTAAGTCTTCCACACCGTTCTTGTATTTGTAACGCCACAAGTATTTCATAATGTTACCCTGTAGGTAGTAGGAAAAACCTTCCTCACCTGTTGCAGCACGGATGGCATCTATACATTCTACACCAGCAAAGTTGTAATGGACTGGTGAATTTACCATGTCAGCTTCCTCATCGTACCCTGTCTCTAATGCTTCAGCCATCTCTTTGAATATACTCATACTACTATTCTCCCTTGCCGTTAAAGCTAACGTTAATTACATTTTCATGGATGCTGTTAACTACTATCTTTGGTGTATCTTCTTCATCTTCTTCCTCAACTCTATCTACTATTTTGTTAAGTGTGTCACGAACATTATCATCTTCTTCCATAGCTGGTACTGCTGCACAAACCATCTTGGTTATTGTCATAAGATTGAAATGATCTTCGTCTGACATATCATTCTCATCTGTAGTTACAGTACCTACTAACAATTCCCCTGTCCAATCACCCTTACTGTCTAAGAAAGGTGACAACCTAATGATGTAATCATTGGGATTAAAGTCTAAAAATACTCTATCTTCTTCATCTACCATGCTGTCAACTCCTTTTTATTTTACGGTACGGGCAGTGGATCAGCGAGGGGTGCATATCCTTACCTTTTTCTTCTAACCATTCGAGTGGAATGATCCTGTCGTAATACTTTATACCATTCTTTTCACACCATTGTCCATAGTTACTTTTGGCTCCCTTACTTAATTTCTTTCTACTGCTTGAGAATACAAAGCGTATGTCTAACTTAGGATGCTGTGCCTTAACTGCTAAATGTTTACGCCTGTCATCTGCTGAGAACAATCCTTTTGTCTCAACTATTATACCGTTCTTCAGTACGAAGTCTGGAGTATAGGTGCGGTACATGAGGTCTTCCCATTCAATCTTGACTTCCTCATACTTGAACGGCATGTTGTGTTCAACAAGATAGTCTTTTGTTCTGACCTCTAGTCCACTCCTATATCCATGCTTCATGGCGGCAGAGAATTGATGTGCCTTCATGGTACTAAAAG